AAGATTAGCCGAAATCAAAGAAGAGCTTAACACCAGAGCGGCAGAGCTTACGGACGAGGAAATTACAAAACTGGAAACAGAGGTAACAGACTTACAGGAAGAGCGTACCGCTTTACTGGCAGCGGCAGAGAAACGTAAAAAGCTGCTTGAAAGAATTGCAGCAGGAGAGCCGACAGGTGGAGCGGGAGCAGATACCACGCTGCTTAGAAATTTCAAGGGAGCAGGCGGCGCAGGAGCAGGAGAACCAGAGGACAAATACGACACTACGGCATACAGAAAAGCGTTTATGAATTATGTATGCAGAGGCGTTGCTATTCCGGCAGAGTACAGAGCAGCTGAAACCACCACCACAGCAGACAGCGGCGCTGTAATTCCAACAACTATTATGAATGAAATTATCCAGAAACTGGAAAGCTACGGCAGCATTTATGCAAAGGTGCGTAAGATTAACGTACAGGGCGGCGTTTCCATTCCGATTGCAGACTTAAAGCCTACTGCACACTGGATTACAGAGGCAAAGAGCAGCGACGACCAGAAAGCATCTGCTAAAAATTCCGTAACTTTCAATTATTACGGTTTGGAGTGCAAAATTTCCCAGAGCATTTTAGCAAATGTAGTAACATTGAAAATGTTTACTGATTTGTTCGTACCTATGGCAACAGAGGCAATGGTAAAGGCTATCGAAATTGCCATTTTCAACGGTACAGGCGAGGGGCAGCCGCTGGGCGTTCTGAAAGACAGCAGGGTAACAGCTGTAATTACTCTGACACCGGAAGAGTATGCAAGCTGGAACGGCTGGCACAAGGTAAAAGGCAAAATGAAAAAGGCGTACAGAAACGGCAGCTTTGTTATGAACCAGTCCACTTTTGATACTGGCATTGACGGCATGGAAGATAAGAACGGGCAGCCTATCGGACGCACAAACTACGGCGTGAACGGAGAGGAAACATACCGTTTTATGGGTAAGAATGTGGAAACTGTAGAGGACGACGTTTTACCGAGCTGGGACGACGCAAACGAGGGCGACGTAATCGCAGTATTTATGAATTTCTCTGATTACGTTATCAATACCAACATGGAAATGCAGGTAGTGAAATGGACAGACCACGACAATAACAAGATTAAGAATAAGTGCTTAATGGTAGTGGACGGCAAAGTAGCTGACGCTGCGGGCATTATCTTAGTTAAAAAGGGTGTAACAGCAGTGTAAGAAAGCGAGGCAGAGCATGAAAGGATACTTAGACGCAAAAGAGCTGGAAAGCTATAAGAAAGAGGATTTGCAGGAACTGGCAAAGCAGCTGGGCGTAGATGCAGAGGGAACAAAGAAAGAAATTGCTGCACGCTGCGCAGCCGTCGAGGTGGATATACCAGACAACAGCGAGCTTACGGAAGAGGACAAAAAAGTAGCAGCCGAGGCAGCGGCAGAGGCAGCAGCTAAAGCCGAAGAGGAAAAGGCAGCGGCAGAGGTAGCAGCTAAAGCCGAAGAGGAAAAGAAAGCAGCAGGGCTGGTAAAAGTAAAAGCACAGCGTCGTTTCCTTGACAAGGAATTAAATCAGATTAAGGATACTGGGGACGTTTACACCGTAAGCAGAGAACGTGCAGCAGTTCTGAAAGAGGCAGGCGTAGCAGAAGTAGCAGAGTAAGAAAGAGGGTGCGGGCTATGGCAGCATATACCACTACATTAACCGAGAAGATGCGGGCGGCGCTGCGTATCAGCAGCACCAGTGAGAAAATCACAGAGGAAATAAACGACTGTATAGCCGCCTGCAAAGCTGATTTGAAAAACGACGGCGTAAAAGTAATAAAAGAGACAGACGAGCTGATTATAAGAGCAATTACGCTGTACTGTAAGGCAGAATTTGGCTTTAACAACAATGCGGAACAATTCAGAAAGTCATACGACGCACTTAAAATGCGCTTAGCTTTATCAGTGGAATACAACACAGCGCCGGAAGTGTCCGAAACGGACACCGACGGCGCAGAAAGCGAGGTATAAGCGGTGGAGTGGCAGGACGAATTAACGCTTATTGCAGAAACAGCAGCAGAAAACAGGGTAAATAAAAACGGCTTTGCAGTAAAGCCGGAAGAAAGCGCCCGCACTGTATTCTGTAACAAAGAAACAGTAGGATACAGTGAATATTTTAAGAGCCAGCAGACAGGAAAGCTGGTAGAGGCAAAGTACGAGGTACACAAGGCAGATTATGGCGGCGAGGACGTGGTAGAAGTAAACGGGCGGCGCTATTTCGTGCTTAAAACCTACGATACAGGAACAGACACCATAGAGCTTACGCTTACAGACTTACGCCACAGAAACGAGGTGTAAGCATGGGAGAGTTTAACACAGTCGGGCTGGAAGATATTATAGACGCTTTCAGCCGGAGAGAGGCGGCTACAGTTGAGGCAGTCCCCAAAATGCTTAAAGCTGGTGCTGATGTGCTGATAGAGGCACAGAGAGCAGAGGCACAGGCAATGGGACTGAATGAAACGGGCGGTTTTATCAATTCCATAAAAGCTACGGACGTAAAGGGCGACGATACGGAGAAATACGTAGAGATATACCCACAGGGACGGGCAAAGCATGGAAACGACAGAAAAGGAGATAAAAGCAAGGTGCGCTATGCAACAATCGGCTTTGTGGCAGAGTACGGCACAAGTAGCCACGCTGCACGCCCTTATATGACAGTGGCAAACGAAAAGGCGCACGAAAAGGTAGTAGAGGCACAGCGCAGTATATGGGAGAGTGAAACAGGCGAATGAGTATACAGGAGATTTTAGAAAGCGCAGGGTTGCCAGCCCAGAGAGGTGTTTACACTGGACGGGATAAGCCAGACGCATATTATACGTTTCTGCGGCTGCTGGGTACGCCTGCGGTAAATGCAGACGACGAAGAGAAAGAGCGCAGGGAAATGTATAGAGTTACGCTTTTCCATAAGGGCGATTTTGAGGCGCAGCTTGATAAGACAAAAGAGGTATTGAAAGCAGCAGGCGTTTATATCAACAGCATAGACGCAGAAAGCTACGAAACAGAAACGGGGTACTGGTTAGTGCCTATCACAGTCGAGATTTTGAAAGAGGAGTGATTAAACAATGACACTGGGACTGAAAGATTTATATTACGCCGTATGCACAGAGGCAGACGGAGCAGAGAGCTACGGGACACCTAAGAAAATGGCAGAGGCAATGAGCGCCGATTTGTCCGTAAAGACAGCGGACGGCAGCTTGTATGCAGACGACACATTAAGCGTGAGCGTCACAGAGTTTGCAAGTGGAACGCTTAAGCTGGGAATTAAAGACCTTACGCCGGAAGTGGTGGCAGAGCTGCTGGGGCAGGCAGTAGATAAGAACAGCGTAGTATGGGCGGGAAAAGAGGACGAGCCGCCGTATGTTGCTGTAGGGTTCAGAGCTAAGAAAACGGGCGGTAAATATCGTTACGTATGGCTGCTTAAAGCAAAATTTAAAGTGCCGTCTGAAAAGTACGAAACAAAGGGTGAAAGCATCAAGTTTAACACGCCGGATATTGAGGCATCTTTTACAACGAGAAAGAAAGATAATTTGTGGAAAGCTGACTTTGTGGGAACAGAGGAAAGCGCAGCAGCTAAGACGTGGTTTACAGCAGTGCCGGAAAAGGCAGAAGCAATGGAAAGTGTATAAAACAGGAAAGGAGAGAGGCGTGGCATGGGCTGCGCCTTAATTTTATATCATGGGAGCATTAAAGAGCGGGGCTTTTCCCGTAGAGCTGAACGGCAAAGAATATGGTTTACTTTTTTCGCTGAACGCATTAGACGAAGTACAGGAAAAGTTTGGGGGCTACGACAAATTAAGTGAGGTATTCAATAAAGATAACCCAAACCTTTTTAAAGATACAAGGTGGTTACTTACGCTGCTTATTAACGAGGCACTTTTAGCAGAGGACGAAAACGCCCAGCTGCTTGAAGAGAAGAGGGTAGGCAGACTGATACACGCAGGAAATTTGCAGGAAGTACAGAACGCTATTTTTAAATCGTTCTACAGAGGAACTGCGGGAGGCAACAGTGACACAGAGAACGAAAACGACGGAGAAGAAACAATAGAAGAGGGAAACAGGGCAGCCGTGCAGGAAAATTAGATACTGCACGGCTTTTGTATATTGCAGTAGTGCTTTTGAGATACAGGGAACGTGAGGCATGGAGAAAAACACCATACCAGATAACGACACTGTTTAAATATCACAAGGAATATAACCCGCACATTTTCCGACAGGAACAGGCGGGAACACAAGCAGTTACAGAAAACATGGACGATATAGACATAGCGTTAGGGGGCTTTTAATTATGGCAGATAAGACGCAGAACGTCAAAACAAGGTTAAGTTTTGACGGAGAGGCAGAGTATAAAGCAGCCTGCAAGGAAATTAACAGCACCCTTAAAGTGCTTAATTCTGAAATGAAACTTGTAACGGCTGAATATAAGGACAATGCAAGCAGCGTAGATGCACTGAAAGCAAAGCAGACGGTATTACAGAAAACATACGACGAGCAGGCAAAAAAGGTAAAAGAAACCGAGGCGGCTTTAGAAAAATGTCGCAAGGCAACAGGAGACAATAGCGAAGAAAGTAAAAAACTTGAAACCCAGTTAAATTACCAGAAAGCAGCGCTTGTAAAGACAGAGCAGGAATTAGGCAAAACGACTGACGAAATGGAAAAAGCAGAAAAAGCCGCTGACGAAATGGGAAAGGAAATAAAAGACAGCGGGGAACAGGCAGACGACGCAAAGGGGAAATTTTCTGGATTTACAAGCGTGCTAAGTGGAATGGGTACAGCGCTTAAAGCAGCAGCAGCGGCGACGGCGGCAGCAGTTGCGGGAGCGGCAACAGCCATAGGAGCGCTTACCACAAAAGCGATAGAGGGATACGCAGCACAGGAACAGCTTGTAGGCGGCGTAGAAACTCTTTTCAAAACGTCGTCTGATACGGTTGTTGGTTATGCAAACGACGCATATAAAACAGCCGGAATGTCTGCAAATGAGTACATGGAAACAGTTACCAGCTTTTCAGCGTCGCTGCTTGCCAGTATGAATAATGACACGGCAGCGGCAGCAGAAAAGGCAAACGTGGCAATTACGGATATGTCAGACAATGCAAATAAAATGGGTACTGATATATCGCTTATACAGAACGCCTATAACGGTTTTGCAAAGCAGAATTATACCATGCTGGATAACTTAAAACTGGGATATGGCGGTACAAAAGAGGAAATGCAGCGACTGCTTGATGATGCAAGCAAGCTATCCGGCATTAAGTATGATATTTCATCATATTCAGACGTTGTAGACGCTATTCACGTCGTACAGACGGAAATGGGCATAACAGGGACAACGGCAAAAGAGGCAAGTACAACAATAGAGGGTTCGGTTAGTTCTATGAGTTCAGCGTGGGACAACTGGGTAGCTGGAATGGCAGACAGCGAGGCGAATTTCTCACAGCTTACAAGCAATCTGGTAGACAGTATTGTAACAGTGGTAGGGAATATAGCACCGAGGGTAATAGAAACAGTGCCGAGGCTGGTAAGCGGACTGGGAGAAATCGTAGAGCAGCTTGCAACGTATATACCACAGGTTATACAGGAGTTATTACCGCCTTTAATGAGCGGCGTACAGGACTTGCTTAATACGCTGGTTGGAATGCTGCCGGAAATGATAAGCATAATCGGGCAGATTATACCGACAATCATAGATACGCTGCTTACTATATTACCGCAGCTTTTAGAGGCAGGCGTACAGATTATTACGGAATTGGCGCAAGGTATCGCACAAGCGTTACCTACGTTGCTGCCAACAATCGTAACGGTGGTTACGAACATTGTAACCATGCTGACAGAAAATATACCGTTGCTGATTACAGCAGCATTACAGCTGCTTACGGGACTGGCACAGGGGTTTGTAGCAGCGCTGCCCGTACTGATTGAGGCACTGCCGGAAATCATAACGGCTATCATAAATGCACTGGTTGAGGGCATACCGCTTATTATCGAAAG